CCAGATAAAGATTTTATCATTCAATGTGTTGATGACTTATTGGCTATGATTGATTATGGAAATGCAAGAAACTGAAAATAATATATTCGTTGTTTCTAATAACATAGAACGGCTTGAAGCTTTAATCAAGTATTATAATATTTACGATAAGCCAACAAATACTAAGCTTCATGTAATTCTTGATGACAGAGAACGTTCATATAATGCAACTACCATTGCTGAACATTTTCAAATTCATCTTGCTTCACATATGATTGAAAAAACACGTCACTTTTTTGACGAAGAGTATTTGTTTAATATACTTAAAATTTATGGTGTAGCAATTAAATGGTTGGTCTTTCCTTATGTACATGAGGTACTAGGTATTAAAAAGGCTATGATGATGGACGACGATGTATTTCTATTACAGCCGCTTGACCATTACTTTGAAAATGATTATGTTTTTTACAATGAATCTGCATTAGGAGTTATGGGTAAATTTGTAGAAAAAGTTTTAGAACCAAAATATAGAGATTTGGTTGATATTGCTCCTATGAGATACGATCCTTATTTTAGTATGAACTCAGGACAAGTTATTCATACACAAAATGAACATTATATTGAGTTCTTTAATCGAGCAATATGTAAAGATGTATACATACTCTTATTGGAAGGTGTAGACAAATATACAAAGAAAAGAAGACATGGCAAATATAGAACCGTAGAATATGGTTCTGAAAAGAATAACAGATCTATAGGTGGCAAGTATTGGATTATAGAACAAAACATATATGCAATTTATTATCGTTGGTTAGTAGAAAATAATTACGATGTTAAAAAGTTTGGTGCTGATGTTAGAATTTGGACAACGATTATGAAAGATGACCAAACTGTAAGGAAGCTTCCTGCATATATACATTACTTACCAACTGATAAGACTCCGCTATATACTACATATGCAAAAAGAGTTGAAGAAATTTTAGGAGAGCAAAATGTTTCTAGATAGAAAAAAATTACCTTCCGGTTATAAAGTCGGATTTACATGTTCTACATTTGATTTATTCCATGCAGGACATATCGTTATGCTACAAGAAGCAAAAACCTTGTGTGATTATTTAATTGTTGGATTATTGATTGACCCAACCGTAGACCGTCCTGAGGCAAAGAACAAGCCTGTTCAGACACCTTTTGAAAGATACATTCAGGTATCTTCTTGTAAATATGTTGATGAGGTTATACCTTTTACTACAGAACAAGAAATCATTGATATGATTTTAACTATCAATCCTGATATAAGAATTGTTGGCGAAGAATACAAAGATCAAGAACATACAGGTAAAGGTCTTTGTCCTGTACATTATAATCGCAGAAGGCATTCGTTTAGTTCGTCAGAGCTTCGAGAGCGTGTAGTCAATTCCAATAAATAAATTTAACGACGGATATTTTATATTATGAAAAACATTGGATTCGGAAAGATCGGTAAATCGGTCAAGTTCAAAAGAAATCGTTTCTCTCCTATCGGCGGAGATAACGAGCCATCTACAGTTTTAATTGCACTCGCAAATAATAATCCAGATAAAACATTTTATATTATCGGAAGGTCTGATTTTAGTACTCTAACAGAATCAGAGGCATTGGAATTGTTTCCATACGATAATGTAATTGATATTTGGAAAGGTGTTAAGAATAACGACGATGATAATTTTTATCGTCACGTGATTAACTATTTTAATGCAAAAGGATTTAAGTTAGATTATACTGTATTGATGGTAGGTCAGGTTGGTACCGTTACGATTCCAGGTAAGATCACTCAAGTGAAACATTTAAAAGATGGTGTTTCCGATGGTAAACCTGCATCTGTAATTGATATGACAAAGAACTATACTTCACCTATTGCGATTTGGTTAAATGAAGAAAAACCAGATTATGTTGAAATTGTAAACGATCCAAGATATGTAATGAATCAATCAAGAGATATATTCCATTTACCAAATATATCTTTAGGTCAATATGATTATGAATACGAAGTAAGTAGTATACGATCTTATGAAGACCAAGAACGATATGAAAGAAAGGTTCCTTCAACTTATGCAGGTATGGAAACTTGTTTTTGTATCAACTACGAATATAAAGAAGAATTTAATACAAACAGAAAAGTTCCTTTTATGGTTATTCTTAATGAAGCAAAGCCTTCGAGATACAACCTATTAAAAGAATGGGTATTAAATGATTTCGATGATGTAGAAATTTATGGTAAATGGGAACATCCTAATACTGAAACCGATGCAAGGTTTAAAGGATCTATTCATCTTGACGATGTAATGGCAAAAATGAATAATGTTAAATTTACTTTCATTATTCCAATTGCACCAGGGTGGGTTACATCAAAGTATATTGAAATGATTCATGCTGGTGTTGTTCCATTCTTACATCCATCGTATGATGAACAAAAACATTTACCTATTCCAGATTTCTTAAGACCTAAAACTCCTGAAGAGTTTAAACAAAGAATGGATAGGTTATTAAATAATGAAGAAGAATACTTATCAGTGGTAAAAGGTTTGCGTAAACTAATCTGTAAGCCTGAACTATACGATGGTACATTCTTAAACAATAAAATTATGACAGCAATTGATGAAGATTATGTTATGCCTGACGTAACAAAATTTGAAAAGAAAACTGCTGCAACACTTGAGGACTTTTTCGGATGAGCAAAGAAATAACATGGGCACCACTAATTCCGCTAATTGGTGGACAAATGCTAGGAGCAGAGAAAGCTTTTGGTAAACCACCTGAAGTAATTTATTCTTATGATGGATTTCAGGACAACGATTCACATTATGTAAACTATCAACAAGTAACCAAAGGGCGCGATATTCCTTATGTATTATTGGATTCAGACAATCCTAAAATTAAAAAGGTAGATGTAGTATCAGGTACTCCACCTTGTGCTGCTTTATCTCAATTAAATACAGGTACGACCGCAGAGAGTAAAGGTGCAGGATGCGCAAAGAATGAATGGATGTATAAAGTATTTGAAGATGGTATTGATATTCTTGGAGCAAAAGTTGTTATTGTTGAAAACGCTCCTGCATTATATACCAACAAAGGTCGTCCAGTAGCAAACAATCTTTACGATATTTGTGCTCAGAGAGGTTATTCTTTATCCTTGTATAAAACCTCAACAAGATATCATGGGGTGCCACAAGGACGCGACAGGACTTTTGCGATTGGTTGGAAATCAGAATCTTCTCCTGTAATGAATTGGTATAATAGACCAAGAAAGAACTTCGCAGAATATCTTCAAGAGATTCCTGATAATGCATTACATCAAGATTTGATTATTAATAAGCATGTACCTGATGAACCTTATTATAACTTTATTAAAACAAAAACCAATCGTGATGTAAGAGAGATAATGGTAGAAGAAGATTGTAAAACCACTTTAAATTATATTATGAAAAAAGGTTGGATGAAAGAAGCAAACGAATGGTTCCACAGAACAGGAAACGAAAAAGGTATTAAGTATTCAGATCATGCAATTAAAAAGTTTGCTGATGGTAAAGGTGTATGGGACGGTTCAGTACATGTCTTTGGTGAATATATGAATGCTGTAATTGGTCGTAATATGGTTGACACAATGCATCCTATTGAAGAAAGATCGTTAACCATTCGAGAAGCTTTACATATGATGGGATTCCCGGAAGATTTTGAATTATTACATGGTTTGAAAAAGATGAATCATATTGCTCAAAATGTTCCTGTACCAACATCAAGAGATTTACATAAAGAAATTCAAAAGTTTTTAAAAGACGAATTGCCTTTATCAGAAACAACCTATTTAAGACAAAATAACCATAAACAATTAATGGAGTTTGATCCAAAAGGAAAAGATACAAGTACTAATCTTGAAGAATTCTTTGCATAAACTATTGACATTCACAACAAAATAGGTTATAATAAACAATATGAGAAACGACTTAATTATAGATTTTGAAACAATGGGTCAAGACGTACATAACTGTGCGGTCATTGATATGTCAGCAATGGTATTTCAATGGGACAAGTTTACTTCAGATGACCCATACAATTTAGGCGATGTATTCAAAGTGAAGAAATTCAAATTGAATGTATCTGAGCAAGTAAAGAATTATAATTGGGTAGTTGATAAAAGTACATTAGATTTTTGGTCACAGCAAGATTCTGAAGTAAGAAAGAATATTGCTCCTAAGAGTTCTGATTTGTCAGTTGCTGATTTCTGTAAGCAATTTACAGATTTTCTAATTGACGGACCAAAGATTGATTATTGGTGGTCAAGGTCTAATTCTTTTGACCCAGTTATTCTTGAGAGAATATTTAAATCTCAAAACAAAGTACAACATTTACAATCTCACTTACAGCATTGGAAGGTTAGAGATACAAGAACTTTTATTGATGCTAAATTTGATTTTAGTTTAAAGAAAAATGGATTTCCTCCTTGTGCTAACGATGATAAATGGGATTCGGTATTTAAAGCACACGATTCAGCATGGGATGTATTGGCTGATGTTTTGAGATTACAATCCATCACAAGAGCAGAAAATGATATGGAGCAAATTACAGTATGAAACTTGAAGTAAAAACAGAAGAACTACAAAAACAACGATTATTCATTGGAACACCTATGTATGGTGGTTCTTGTGCAGGTATCTATACAAAGTCAACCAACGATTTGAGTATGCTATGTTCAACGCACAAAATTCCAATGAAGTATTATTTCTTATTTAATGAAAGTTTAGTACAAAGAGCAAGGAATTATATCGTTGATGAATTTCTTCGTTCTGATTGTACTCATTTATTGTTTATAGATTCAGATATTGGATTTGACCCGAGAGATGCTTTGGCATTACTTGCATTACAGATTTCAGATCCAGAAAAATATGATATTGTCTGTGGACCATATCCTAAGAAAACTATTGCATGGGAAAAGGTATCAGTTGCTGCTCAGCAAGGATATGGAAAAGATAACCCATTTGAATTAGAACAATTTACATCAGATTTTGTTTTTAACCCTGTATCAGGATTAAAACAATTTAAGCTCGCGGAACCAGTAGAAGTTGCAGAAGGCGGAACTGGGTTTATGTTAATTACAAGAGATGCACTCGAAAGATATCGAGATACATATCCTGAACTTGCATATAAGCCTGACCATGCTCGTACTGACAATTTTGATGGTTCTCGAGAAATACATGCTTTCTTTGATTGTGTCATTGACCCAGAGTCAAAGAGGTATTTGTCTGAGGATTACTTTTTCTGTAGAATGGCTCGTAAAGCCGGTCTATCAGTTTGGATGTGTCCTTGGATGAAAATTAACCATGTTGGTTCTTATATCTTTAGAGGTGACATGGGTTCTCTAGGTCAATTAGGAGTGACTGCAACTGCTGATGCAAAATCAAACAGAAAGTCTTATAAACCTATTGACAAGTCCAAGTAAATAGTATATAATATACACTAAATAATATCAATGGAGAAATTACATAATGAAATTTTCTAACGAAACCTTGACGGTCTTAAAAAGCTTTACAGCTATCAACAAGTCAATCTTAATGAAAGCAGGTAATGTTCTTAAGACTATTACTCCAGAGAAAACATTGATTGCTATTGCAGACATCGCGGATGAAATTCCATCTGATGCTTGCGTATATGATCTTTCAAGATTCCTATCAATTTTATCTCTGTATAATGATCCGGATGTAGAGTTTTTTGATAAATACTTTATTATCTCGGAAGGTAAAAGACGTACTAAATACGTTTATGCCGATCTCTCAATGATCCACACTCCACCAGAGAAGGACATTACTATTCCTTCGGCTGATGTCGTTGTGAACGTATCACAAGGAGATTTGTCTTCTGTATTGAAGGCAGCAGGGGTATTACAATTTTCAGAGATTGCATTTGTAGGCGAAGGCGGCAAATGTTTTCTGAAAGCTATCGACAGTGCTAATGACAACGCAGATGACTTTGGCGTTGAAATCGGTGAAACTGACGATACGTTCAAGATTATCATTAAAACTGATAACTTGAAACTCATGCCTTTAGATTATGAGGTTACTCTTTGTTCAAAAGGTATCTCAGAGTTTAAAGGAAAAGGTGTCACATATTATGTGGCAATAGATTCAAAGTCGACTTATAATAAAGGTGATTAATATGAATGAACCAGTACAAGGTAATTTTGGCCAACAAGGTCAAATGCAAGAGGTGGTTATCAATCTTGGAGATATCTCAACTGTGTTGCAGATTATTGACGTAGTCTCTCAACGTGGCGGATTTCAAGGACAAGAACTCGCAGGTGTCGGCATGCTAAGAAATAAACTCGAAGCATTCCTAAGACAACATGCTCCACAGCAAGATCCTAACGTAGGTGAACAAGCTGTAGGCGTTGACACATCTGTGACAGACGGTGCTCCTTTAGCTGATAAAGTTGTTGATTAATTTTAACAGCTAAACCAATTCTCGAGAAGTGGGGGTACTGCAAAGTCCCCCCGCGTTTTGACTCAATTTTTTATATAATGTTTATGGTGATGTATGATTGAAGCAAAAGCTAATGAAGTCTTATGGGTCGAGAAATATCGTCCGCAAGTAGTTGCTGATACTATTCTTCCTGATAAGACAAAAGAAACCTTCCGCAAGTTCGTATCCGACGGAAGTGTACCAAATCTATTATTGACCGGAGGACCCGGTGTCGGTAAAACCACAATCGCAAAAGCAATGCTTGAAGAACTCGGTTGTGATTATATCGTAAAGAACGGTTCTCTCAATGTTAATATAGATACCCTCCGATACGACATCTCTACTTTCGCATCCGCTGTTTCTCTCACAGGAACAGGTCGTAAGTATGTAATCTTTGATGAAGCAGATTATTTGAATGCAGCAAATGTTCAACCTGCTCTTCGTAATTTCATCGAAGAATATTCAGCCAATTGTGGCTTTATCTTTACTTGTAATTTTAAGAATCGTATTATCAGTCCATTGCGTTCTCGTTTATCCGAAGTTGATTTTTCAATTGATACTACAGATCGTCCAAAGATGGCAATGGAATTCTTCAAGAGAGTTAAACAAATTCTTGACCAAGAAGAAGTTCAATATGATCCTAAGGTAGTTGCTAAAGTAATTGAAAAACACTTTCCTGATTTTCGACGTGTATTAACTGAATTACAATCTTATGCTGCATCAGGCAAAATTGACGAAGGTATCTTTGTTAATTTAAAACAAGAATCTATTGATGATTTGTTTCGTTTACTTAAAGCAAAGCAATTCACTGAAATGCGTAAATGGGTAGCAAAGAATTCCGACCAAGATATGAATGAAATGTTTCGTCGTATCTATGATATGTGTTCACAAAAGGTTACTTTACAATCACAAGCTGGATTTATAGTTACATTGGCTGATTATATGTACAAGTCCGGTTTGGTTGCTGACCAAGAAATTAATATGGTCGCATTCCTAACAGAAGTTATGATTGAATGTGAGTACACGTAATGTTTGGAAAACTTGAATGTTTTAACTGTTCAGCTAAAACAAGTAAAAGTAAAGCTTATACCGTTGAATTAAATACCGCCGAAGGAAAACACAAACTTACTTTATGTGAAGAATGCGGAAAAAATTTTAATTCGGTAGCAATGGAATTAGAGGAGATCCTAAATGAAAGACCTAACTCCATTTGATTTTATGAATGCTGCGTCCTTCTCAAAGGAGGATCTTATTCGTAATAGCGATATACCTGAACATACCGAAAAGATGTATAGCGCCTTTATCGTGAACCGTGGCTTCACAAATTTTGAGGATACTATATTACACGCAAATGAAATGAATATGCGACATCATTTATTTGATGCTGCACAATTTGATTATTATCGTTCTGTCCTTCGTAAACGAAAGCGATTTTCAAAATGGCCGAAGGCAGAAAAGGATAAAGACCTTGATGCAATACAACAAGTTTACCAATGCAACCGAACAGTGGCAAAGCAATATTTTAAAGTACTTACTAAAGAACAGCTTGAAACTGTCCATGATAAATTAAATGAAGGTGGTTAGGATATGTATTTTATAAATAAATCCTATATGGTTATATACCATGCCACTAATAATAATTAATAAAGGTGAATGTAAATCATGGACAACGAAGACATTTTCAAAGGAGTTGGTATTGAGGTAGTACTACCTACTGAAGACAGCTTCTTAAAAGTAAAAGAAACACTGACTCGTATAGGCATATCGAGTCGTAAAGAAAAGAAACTTTATCAATCTTGCCACATCCTACATAAGAAAGGTAGATATGCGATTCTGCATTTTAAAGAATTGTTTATTCTAGACGGAAAGCATAATACACTAACAGAAGAAGATATTGCTCGTCGTAATACGATTGTGAACTTATTGGAAGAATGGGAACTTATTAAGATAAAGGATCCTTCTAAAGCGAAGGACCCAGTTGCGAGCTTAAATCAAATCAAAATCATTTCATTTAAAGATAAAAACGATTGGGAATTAACAGTTAAATATAACATCGGTAAAAAATAACTATTGACATTATACTTAAACTGTTATATAATTGTATTATAGAGAAGCTAGGCTAATAACTTTACAGTTATGCTTATTTTCTCTTGATGGTTTAGAACCAATAATAAATGTTAGTTCTGAACCTTCTTTAATCGTTCTATGAACGGTTTGAAAACTGACTTTAGAATCGGAATCTATTGGTAGTGTACAGTTTAAATCTGTCTTCCAAAATTTACCGGCTCTTTTATCTAAAATGATCATTGCATCTTTTGTCATTACAGTTGTGTGATCAATATTTTTAATAGATACTTCATTTGCGAAAGCAAGAGTAGGAAACAAAAGTAATGCTGCTAAATACTTATTAGCTATTTTATGAAAAAGACCGGCTTTCATTAGTTTGTCTAATTTCTTAAATACTTTTTGTATTGTCATGGTATTACCTCCTTATAAATATTTTGTATATATGTTATTTATACAATCTTGTAACACGAATGTAACATTAAGGTGAAAAAAATTGAAAAAAGATGACACGTTGATTATTAAGATTAACAAAGAACAAAAGAAAGAATTCATTCAGATATGTAAAGATGATGATACATCTGCTTCTCGTGAAATCAGAAATTTTATTAAAAAATTCATTGAGAAACACAAAGAATCTGAATAAATAGTTTTGTATACGCCGAAAGGGTATACGAAAAGGTGAAGGGTAAATACCTTCAAATATTAATATCTAGCTTAATAGGAGATAAAAAATGACTGGATTAAATATAAACCAATTACACCCATTTGCTGTCGGATTCGATAGAATGTTTGACAGATTAGTGGAGTTCCCACAAGTACATCAATCACAAGGATTCCCTCCTTACAATATCAGAGCATTAAAAAACGAAGACAAGTTCTTTATTGATCTTGCGTTAGCAGGTCTTGATATTGATGATGTAGAAATCGAAGTAAAAGAAGATGTATTAACCATTCGTTCCACTTGGGATGAAGCAGGTGATTACTTCAATGGCGGTGGTGATTATGTTCATCGCGGTATTTCATTCAAAAAGTTTACAAGAAGCTTTACTCTTGCAGACGATATTGAAGTACTTGGAGCCAACTTCAAAAACGGCCTTTTAACTATTGCTTTGGAAAGAATTATTCCTGAAGCTAAAAAGGCAAGAAAAATTAAGATTGACACTAAGAAAGACTTTCTAAAAGGTTAATCTATTTTTAATCCGGGAGGTCGCAATGGCCTCCCAACTGAAAAAGGAAATTATATAATGAGCCAAACTGTACCTAATGTAACTTTTAAAGTAAGAAGCCGAAGTGTAGAAACCGGTGAATTTGAATGGCAATATCCCACAACCGATGATTATTTCAAAGGTAAGAGAGTTGTTATGTTTTCACTGCCTGGAGCATTTACTCCAACTTGTTCTACAAACCAAGTACCTGGATTTGATGTTTATTATGAAGCTCTTGTTGAAGCAGGAGCTGATGACGTATATTGTATTTCTTGTAATGATGCTTTTGTTATGAATGCTTGGGCTCAAGATTTGAGAGTTAAAAATGTTAAATTTATTCCTGACGGATCTTGTGAATTTACTGCAGGTATGGGAATGTTAGTATCAAAGGATAATCTTGGTTTCGGTAAAAGATCTTGGAGATATGCTGCTGTCGTAAATGATGGAGTTGTTGAAAAGATGTTTGTTGAACCTGGATTTGAAGATGATTGTCCAACAGACCCGTATTTTGAAAGTACACCTGAAGCTGTTCTTGAATATTTAAAAAACGGTTAAACTGTTTTAGGAACCCTTCGGGGTTCCTTTTTATTATCCGTTAGGCAGCAGAGCCGCCTCATACCCAGACATATCAAAACTATTATATGTTGAAGTTGATACATCTTTATTATCAACCACTTGACTATCACCTTGTCTAATAATTGTAATTGCTTGTTGAGAAGTTATCGTACCTTCTTCAATTGCATCTAATGCTTGTTGTAGTACTTGTCGATTTGCTGGGCCTTCGTAAGATTCTTGGAACTCTTCAAATGCTTGTTCTTCTCTTCTGATTCTTCTATCTCGATTATCTTCCCATATATCAAAAAAGGTTTCCCAAAATCCTTCTGGGGAAATAGCTTCTAAGGCTGCCGGATCAACACCTTCAGCAATTCTTGCATCTCTTGTTGCTAAAATTTCTGCAAAATATTTTTCTTGCGCTTCCAACGCCCCTGCCCTTTGTTCTTGCATTTCAGCAATTTGAGTAGCATCTGTAACATCCATCCACATGCCGCCTGTCCTACCAGAATAGTCTGGGATAAAAACCTGATACGGATCATCTAACTGTTGTCGTAGTCTATCTAATTTTGCTTGTTCGCGCGCTACGGCTTCAGCAATTTCTTCGTTCGTTTGATTAATTAATGCTTGCATTTGAGGAGTCATTGTTCCTTCAACTAAAGGTTCTCCAGTTTCGGGATCTAACCCAGCCTGTAATCTTAAGTTTCTTAATTGAACATCAGATACGGTGAGCTCTCCTGCCTCAACTTCGGCTAATAATCTTTCAGCTTCTGCTTTATTAGCTTCAGCCTTTTGAAAGGCTACTTCTTCTTCAAGCATAGCAACATCAATTTGTTCTGCTGAATCTCGAGTTACTACATCATAAGTCTTTTTCAATACGCCGTATGTAAAACCTAAAATACCACCAACGATTGCACCTTTTTTTCCAAAATATGAACCAAGTGTTGCGCCTGCCGCGGCATATCCTGCCATTGTAGTAGCTGCTGATGCGGTTGTATCATAACCTACAGCTTCGGCTCTCATAATCTGTTCGTCGGTCATTCCGTCAAATCGTATTGAGTCTCTTATTCTATCTGCAGCAAAAACAGTCCCAGTCGCGACTAAACCTAGTAGTCCTGCTTTTAATACATTTTTTGTACTTAAGAACCCAGGAGCACTTTTTATTTCTGCACCTGACATTTTTGCGAGTGCGGTTGTTAATGCGTTTATTCTTAAAGCTTCTCCTACTAAATTTACTGCTAAAGGAACTCCAAAGTCGACTAATAACCAACTACTTAATACAGTAGCAAACGCAGCCCATTTATTGCTTCCTAACCATTCAGCAAAATCTTTGAAATTTTTACCGATGGCTTCCCAGTCAATACCTTCAATAAAGTCAGTCATTGCTCCACCAGTCCAGGCGTCAACAACTCCTCTTATAACATTGAATCCAACAAAACCAATTAATGCACCTTTTAATACTTTGGTTAAGAAACTTACTGGGTTAGTTAATAATTGTCCAGTTACTGTATTTTCTTTTAAGGCTTTTAGATTTTCTTCACCTTGTTTCTTCAGACGATCTTTCTTTTCTTGTTCTTGCTTTTCTTTCTCTGCTTCTTCAGCTCTAGTTAATGCCGCAGCATCAAGGTCGGCTTGTCGTCTTAATTGATCTCTAACATCCGCCAGGAGAGCTTCTCTTTCCTCACTGCCTTCTTCGAATGCTGCTTCAATTCTCGCGGCGGCACTTGCAGTAGCACTACCTTCATTAAAACTACCACCTGTCGTTGTTCCATTACCAACCATTGTATTCATGGATGCGGCAATCTGAGATAAGAATCCGTTCATGGCAGTAAATGCACCATGGAATTTATCAAGCTTTATATTAACAGTCTTAATAGAATTTGTTCGGCCGTCATTACGCAATAACCTACCCTGCTCTATCAGAGTATCTATTATTGCTTGTGTATCAGCGCTCATTTCTGCCATTTCTTATATTCCTATCTAATTAGCATTAGCTCTTGCTTCTTTTTGTTTCTCTAAAAACTCCAACAACATTTGAAAATATAAATCTCTTTCATAAGGCATCAAACCTTCAATATCACTCAAACTCCATTTATGATGTTGAGTTAAACCGAATATAATTTGATAATAATGCCCTAGTGTTATATGACTAAGGCCTAGGTAAAAAAAGTACGCATGCCCTCCACGACAAACGTTTTCTCATCACCTTTACTATTTGTATATTTCAGTTCTTGCCTTAACTTAGGCATTGTTTCAAAAAACTTTGTTACTTTTTTAATTACATCCCCTGACATATTATCCATAAAGTCAGCAATCTCTTGCTCTGAATGATCTTTAAAATAATGGACTTCATCTTCAGTGGCTATTTTATCTAAACATGCAACCATAATTCTATAATTCAATAATGGGTCATTAGGATCCATATCAAGTATAGATGCAAAATCATCAATAGACGGATACTGTAAAAATAAAGTCAATTCATCATTAATTTGAACTTCTTTCGAATGATCAGGATGATGAATAGTTTCCATTGTTTCAATGTCAAAGTCAAGTGTAATTTGTTCTTTTGTATCTGGGTCAGTAATAACAAACTCTGTAGTATTACTAACTGAACTTGATCTTAACTTTAGAAACACGTATTCTAAATCAATCATCGCGATTTCACTAATGTCAATATCAAATAAGCAATTATTTACAACTTGTTTAATTGCCATCATTTCAGCATACGGATCTTTTGTCTCCGCAGCCACTAAAAGGACTTTCTCTTCTTTTACCGTAAACGGTCTATATTTAACTTTACCTCCTGTGCTGGGTAATACCAACTCATTTAATGGTAAATCAATTTTTGGTAATGCCATAATATATTTCTCCTAATTAATTACCTGTTCCATCTGTATTTGGAAAATTGTCTGATACATTATCAAGCGCATTTCCTAATCTCTGTAATCTGTTAACTGCATCTTGTATGCTTCTTGGTCTTCCTGCTTTAATTGTTCCTCTTACGGTATCGGCAAATCCTGCGATATCTCCAAGGAGATCCAATAGACCAGCACCTCTTGTTGAACGAGCTCCTGTGTTTCCTGCTTTATCATCTGAGAAGTGATAATCATCAAAAGCAAAATCAACAGTTATTGTTGCTGGTTCTGTAGAACCCCAAGATAATGCTACGGGCGAAACTTTTGTTGGAAAAGCACGTAAAAGATTTGCTGCATAATATACACCAGGATCGCTTTGTGTTGAGTAATGTAATATTTCTAAATCACAGGCATAGTTATCTTTAAATCCTGCTTCTCCTTTTAACTTTCCACCAAATTCTGAATGTTGTCCACCTTGTGAACTGAAGTTCATAACTTCTCGCATCCATCTGTGAAAGAATCTAACTGTGTTATGATCTGAGTCACAATAAAATTTACATGTTATTGGACCTGGGGTTGTGACTGATGTTGGTATTGATCTTGTTAATTGTCCTACATAATCCATTGCGCCCATAGTAATATCAACACCAGGAAAAGTTACATCAGAACAAAACAAAGAAAAATCTCTTGCTGTAAAATCTGAAACCTTTTCTTCCGGGGTTAATCTTGCTACCCATAAAGGCTGAGACATTCTTACTTCAAATAGGTTAGTCTTCCCAGGACCACCCATTCTATCCATTCTAGCTTTAAATTTTGAAATATTAAATGACATATATTATCCTGCGACCATTTTACGCGAATCAGCCCAAACTGTTTGAGCACCTTTCTTCTGAAAATCAGCTACTGGTAAAAATAAAGCAATGTCCCATTCAGAAGCTTCTATTTTAATAAATCTTGATTTTACATGTGAACTTAAATATCTTTTAATACAAGGTTTAAATAACTTAAACTTTGATGCTTTATTTAAAATATCATAGCTAAGTTCTATCTTTGTATTTTCATCATATCTATCATCACTTGCCAAATCATACAACGCATCCATTAATCGAGCTCTTAATTGAGGTGGCAAGTAATGCATATTTAATCCGTAAAATCCGCCTTTTGCTGTATTTATTGGAAATACCAATGGAAACCTATCATAGTAAGGCAATGTCTCTTTTGTTTTAGGATCATATGAAAAGAAATACATTTCTCCGATAGAACCTTCACCTTGTAATCTTGCTTTAGATCTTCCTCTTCCTCTTGCCGCTGTAATTTGTTCTTGTGTAATTGCTTTACCATCTTTTGAAGTTGCTTGCTTACGATACCACTCTCTTGCGGTTTGAGTACGAGCAGGTACTTCACCTCTTCGGATCCCTTTTGCTAATATGTCTGTAAATAAAGTTGCCACTTATCTTGCCCCTGGAATATGTTTCTCTGTCATAATGGTAAATTGCCAACCTCTATCAGCACAAAAAGATTTTGCTGCTTTCCACTTTGCTTCATTAACACCGTATCGTTTAACTTCATTCAAATATCTTCTTGATATTCTTCCTGTCTTTGTATTGTTCTTATTAGCCGGATTTGGTGGTATACATTGACTGCTTGGTTTAATTTCAATCATAATAGTTTGAGGATTACCTAAACCGTCTCTTTTGTGTACTATCACATCCGGAAAATATCTATGTACTCTACCGTCAATCGGAGATCTGTATGGAACAATCACTTCTTCTGATTGCCACCATATTACATCATTATGTAAATCAAGCCACTTAAATACTTTAAATTCCCATAAAGACCTATAAATAATCTTTGTAGGATCACCTTTATACTTTTCGGGGTGCTTTGGTCTAAATCTACCCTTATATGCCATAATGTAACTTCCGATTACCGTTATAAATAATAAATTATCCGTACTACATATTTATTAGAAAATGTCGGAAAGATTCCAAGGAAACAGATAAATGGCAAGACCCAACTTAGAAACAAGAAGATCCAATTCTGGAACAGATAGATTGCAGTGGCCATCTGCTTCATTTCCTCACGGCATTCAAATGATCTTTAAGAAATACGATTATAAAGAAGTTGTGTCAGGTTCAAAAGTAGGAAATTTAAGTGGAGCAGGCGCAGCCGCCGGTGGCGAGCCCTCAA